TCTACGGTATGCGCCTGTAAGGTATGCGCCTCTAGGGTATGCGCCTTCAAGGTATGCGCCTCTAAGGTTTGCGCCTGTAAGGTCTGCGCCTCTAAGGTTTGCGCCTGTAAGGTCTGCGCCTCTAAGGTATGCGCCTTCAAGGTCTGCGCCTCTAAGGTCTGCGCCTGTAAGGTCTGCGCCGTCACTTACCGCCATAAAAACGGCCTGTTTAAGTTTTGCTTGCAGGGTTTTGTGCTTGCGTCCATCAACCTCTGTGGTGTAAATAGTTTTACCAAAATTGTTCTTAATTTCGTGCTTCATGTTATACCTCGGCGATACGTTTAGCGTTAAGTGTGTGGGGGTAGGCGTACATCAGAACGGAAGTGAATCTAAATCATCATCAAAGCCATTAGCCTGGGCGCGGCCCTGCGGATTAGCTTGCTTCGCCGATGGGTCGTGGGCCAGATTAGTTCCACCATCTTTATAAAAGACCTTCACATTACCTAGAATCGCGCCTTTAACGCCTTGTTCACGTTCTTCTTTGCTTACGTCTTGCGTAATCATGCCGTTGTAGCCAAACTGGCCCTGATTGTCGAGGTCGATAAAGGTTGTCATGTCCAAATATTTAGCGCCATTTTTGCCCTCAAATAGTCGAGCCTTGTCAATTTTCGTTACATCTATTTTTACTGATACGCCTGCTTTCATGCTGCTTTCTCCGTTCGTTTAAGTTGTTCTAGTTCGCTTTCTAAATCTACAATGTGATTAACTGCGCTTTCTAGTAAGTCGATCAAGTCATTATCAACGCGACCATTTATGCACTCGGTAGACTCGACCTTGTTAATCAAGTCATCTAGTTTTTGGATTATTGTTTCCTTCATGATTCCCTCAGTGTTTGATTTGTTCTACGCCTTCGACAATTCTAAGGAGTATGTTTTCTGCAACCTTTAAAAATCCATCCAGCCAAACGTCATCACGCTTGCACGTTAAAAGGATAGGGTTTAGGTCGGGATGGTATGCCAAAAAATCCCACTCAGATAACCCGGCAACAAACATCGAGACTTGAAGCTGTGGAATGTATTGCGTAGGTATTTGGTTTTTCATCAAATACGAAACTTGCGTATGCGCTAGGGGGCTTTTAATCTCTAAGCCTTTAATGATCCCGCCATCTTGATAGATAAGACCGTCGGGCGAACAGGAGTAGTCACCATCTTGAATCATCGCCACTTGAGTAACGCTTAGTCCTGTCGCCATTTCGTACCAAGTCCGAGCCTCTATCTCGATTTCATGCCCGCGCTCCATCGCTGCGCTGGTGAATCCGCTTTCTACTGGCTTTCCCATAACGCGCTCGGCTATTAATCGGTTAACGTAATTCTCAACCTTTGCACCTGTAGCTGGTTTGCCTGTCGGTGTGTAAATATCACCCGCACTTGAGGCGGATATTAAGCCGGACCGTAAAACGTGCCATTCGTCAGAGCCTTGATCACAGTGGTTATGAATTTTCATTTTTTGCGCCTCAACTCAAGAGAGGTATTGATCTGCTTTTTTACGCCAGCGTAATTCTTGCTTGGTATTTGGCCCAGGCTTTCAACGTTTGCATGTTTATAGAATGCGGATTTAAACCCTTTAAACTCACCCTCACAATCAGACAACAAGGTATCAATTTCGCTTATTTGATCTGCGCTCAAACCCTGGAACGGCAAGCGACCGTCCATATCTTCGTCAGCCGTTGTTAAGCCAAGTGCGCCAATAAGTGTATAGCGTTGTAAATATGTGACTGTAGAGCCTACAGCTTGAACGGAATTTTTAGATCCGCTAGTGTCGGGATCGGCTGTCATTGATGTTCGTTCGCTATGTCCATCTATGTGAGACAATACGCAAGTGACCTCTATGCCGTTTTGATGATTCTGCTCAAACCGATACGATAAGCCACAAACTTGAAGCGTTGCTTTAATCTGCTGGATAATGTCGGCAAGTGGCGCATAGCTAGAATTATGGCCCACCTTCGTTTTATTGATTCGCGGGACTTCAGCTTGGAATTTGGTAATAGCCATTAGATAAGCTGTTTTGGCTTGCTTGGCTTCGTAGTTCGCTTGCAGGGCCATTAGCTTTTCTAATTGGTCTACGTCTGCGCCTTTACTTACTGCAAGCTCTAAAAGGTTGCTAGGCGTGGTAATAACAGCATCTTGTTTTTCAACTAATTGACTCATCTTAAATCGCTCCTAAAGTTAGCAAAGCCAAGCCAAGCGCAAGTCCGGCTAATATGTCCGGGCCGTTTAACATTATCCATCGCTTTAAGTAGAAAAGCCTAGACTCCAGGCTGTACTTAGTCCGTAGTTTCAGGCTCATTTGCTTTCGTTTAGTGAATGTCATCATGGGTAACTCCTATCAATGTTGCGGTTAATCGGTTCTGCCTGGCGTATCTATTAGCCTTCACTAAAGGTCTAACCGCTTCGCCGTGAGCGGCTTGTTTTGCGCTCTTTAATGATCGAAAAACTGGCACTTCGTCGGCTAAGTAATCACTATTGATATGCCAGTTGTTAACGTATGAATTATCAAAATCGCGGTAAAAGTCTCGCTGTAGTTGCTCGTGGTTCATTTGATCGACTCCATGTGCATCGCGCCCAAAGTTAAAATAATTTTCAACCAGCGTTTTGCGTTTTTCTCGCTGTGTCCATCTTCGCGGATAATTGAAATTCCGTTTTTTTCCCACTTCTTTAGTGTTTGGACTTGACAGCCCACCCGAATATGTTTGTCTGTTACGGTCATTCTGTAGGGGAGTTTTCCGCCAGCAAGAAACAAAGGACTGTTTTTTGCCTCTTTTGAAACCCAAGCCGAGCCGTACACCCTAGCCGAGCCGTACACCCTAGCCGAGCCGTACACCCTAGCCGAGTCGGACACCCAAGCCGAGCCGTACACCCTAGCCGAGCCGGACACCCAAGCCGAGCCCATTTGTGACAGGTTTTTCTCTGACTCAACGTAGCCGCCCAAGTCACCCCTGGTCACACCGCTAAAATCTTTTAGTGCCTCGATGCGATACAGCTTCTTACCGTCTACTTTAATAAACTTGTCTGTCAATTTGTATTTCATAGCTCTGTCACCTTCTCTATTACTAAATCCATTCGAGCGCACCAATCAGCCTTACGCTCGCCTCTTAGGCTTTCCAACATGAGCTGTTTCAGGTTCATCATGTCGCCTGTTGACGCATCGCCCAGCATAGCCAATATGTCGTCTCGGCCGTAGTTTTCGATATTGTCGGCCGCTTCTAAAACCTTAGCTCTATACGCTTCGTGTGCGGCTTCGGCCTCGTCATTCTGATCGATTAACTCTAGGAACTCGTTGCCGTCTTTTAGGCTTTTTTGTGCTTGATTCATTCTCATGCTCCTAATTAAATTAATGCGGCTTTCTTGCATCCTAGAGCCGCGCTAGGCAATCAACGACCTTGCAAGTAGGTCAGGGGTGTTAGTAAAGTTCTGGATATGCTTGTCTCATTCCCTTTGCAGCAAAGCCTCTTAAAAAGGACTCAATATCGCCGCCTTGATCTTTAACTAGCTTGTTTGCTAAATCTAAAAGCATTGATGATGCTTTAACTTGTTTCAGGCAATGTTCAAAGATTTTGTTTTGTTCTTGAGCAGTCATGGTGTATCTCCGTTGTTGGTGTATTGCTTCGATGGGTTCATGTTCGCACAAACTTTATATAATGTAAAGTATATTTAAAACAAATCTTTTTGCTCAGTGTCAGTAAACCTTATATCTGACTCTGATAGGTTGATAACAGCCTGAGCGTAGTATGAGTCTTTTAGTTCTATGCCTATACCTTTTCGGCCTAGCGACACTGGCGAATAAACCTCACTACCAACACCCATGAATGGAGTTAATACCACCTCACCCGCATTCGAGTAGAGTTCAACAATTCGGTCAATAACGTCTAACTGTAGCGGATGTACGTGCTTTTCGTCCTCTTCGGTCTTGGCTTCTCGGAACGGTAAAACATTATCTATTCTAATATCATCCCAAACAGACGAGGCGTAACGCTGCCAAACGTAATGACTCAGCTTGTTTGACTTAGGGTCTTTATGGTCAATGAATTTTTCGTTTAAGTATTCCCATAATTCGGAGTCGTTAAACTTAGTCTCGTTCGCATTGTTGAATGCTTGCGTGATGTTTGGTAGTACCGGAGTAGCTCCGAAGTATCTTTTAAGACCTTCGGGGTTAGTTACAGGCACTTCGTTTTCGCCTTTGCGCGTAAAGATAAGCATGTAATCGGGCATAGCTGTAAAGCACTTTGTGGAGTCCTCAACTATGAATTTGTGCATTAAGGATTGAACCATTGTTCTCATTCGCACCTTCAAAGGCTCTTTCCATATTGTGATTCGGTTTCTATACTCAAAACCATGCTTTTGATGGAGTCTAATTATTTCGTGCGGAAAATCCCAAAGCCTACAAGTATTGTCGAATACGTCGGTACAGTGGACGGCGGTTATTCTGCCAGGCTTTGTCACTCTCGCTATTTCGCCTATCAGAAAATCATACTGATCTAAAAACTGCTCTTTATTTTCGCAGTTTGAGAAGTCGCGCTCAGATGATGAATAGTTGTACAGCCCTGCGAACGGTGGCGAATATACAGATAGGTCTATTGATTTGCTTGGCAGGCTTGGCAGTATCTCCATGCAGTCTGAGTTGTAGATCGAGTAGTTATCTTCGTGTAGCTCTTGTTTAGTTATCATTATAAAAACCTCGGTAAGTTTGCTGATTGTTTAAATTCTCTATTCGCTTCGATGTATTGCGCGTTTACGTTTGCCACTAGATTTAGGTATAACTCTTGCGCCTTTTTTGTCTTTTCGTCAATCGCTTGTATAACCCTGCTTTGACCATCACTGATAATCATATCCAGCTGTACGTCGTTTTTTTGACCAAATCGCCAGAACCGTCTTATGGCTTGATAATATTGCTCATAAGAGAAGGTCGGGAAAAAGGTAGTATGATTACAGTGCTGCCAGTTTAACCCCATGCCAGTCATTCTAGCCTTAGTTATGATTCTAGGTATTTCGCCTCGCGCAAAGTTCACAAGTATGTCCTCTTTCTTTTCGATAGACATTGACCCCAGTATCTCTACAGCATCGATGTCTAGTGAGGATAGCAATGCGCTTTCTTCGTTTAAATTACACCAATAAACCGACGTCTTGCCTTGTGCTAGATCGGCGGCCAGCTCGCACCTTTGATTAACAGTTTGTTTTTGCTCTAACCTTACTTCGCTCATTGATTTTGCGATAGGCGTAAAAATCTGCACTTGTCCGTTAATGTCAATCATTGATTGATTTTCTACGGTGTGAACGGTTTTATTTAGGTTAGGCAGTTGATACCGCGTATCGTCAAAGTCGCCTAAGTCGCTAGGCTTTTTAAACATCAAGGCCCAAGAGTTGACCCATGCGAAAAAGTCTCTTTCGGCGTGTGGCTTTAGGTAATACTTTTCGCCTATGTTTTGCGTAGAGTCTGCCGAGCTTTGGTTGTTCTTAAAAAACTTAGTAAGCATATCCATATAACCCATATACCCTAAAGCCTCTGAGCTAGTGCCTAGTTCTATAAAATCGTTTGGGCTTGGCGTTGCAGTAGACAGAAACCGATAAGGCACTTTCTTAATGAAGTTTGTTATTAGGTCTTTAGTCGTTCCTTTATAGTTTTTTAAAATAGATGACTCGTCTAAGATCACGCATATAAAGTCGCTAGGGTCTAATAAATGCAATCGCTCGTAATTAATTATTACAATCTTTTTGGAGTGGCTGCCGTCTTTTACATGCTCAACATCTGAAACGCCTATTTTTTCAGCTTCGTCGATAAACTGAAACGCAACGGCAAGCGGCGTTAATATCAACACTCTTTTGTTGGTTTCTTCTACTATGTTTTTGGCTATTGCTAACTGTATTAGGGTTTTGCCTAAACCGGTATCACCAAACACGCCGACTCTACCTTTTAGTACAGCTCGGCGAATAGCTTCTTTTTGAAAATCAAAAGCAATGTCAGGATACCAGGAAGGCTCAAAACCAAACGAGCTTGACGTATGCCGCTTTGCTTCTATAAAGTCCGAATAATTCATATCGCTAATCTATTTGTTGACTGTTTAGCTACTATACATTATCATTAGAGCATGTAAAGTAAATTTTAAAGGTTTTTAAATGAGTAGCGATTTTACAAAAGAAAACGTAATTAGATATTTTGGCAACCAATCAAAAGTTGCAGAGTTCTTTGGTATCACTAGAATGGCCGTGTCTTTGTGGCGCGATGGTGAGCCTATACCTAAATCCAGGCGGCAATTATTAGCGGCTTTACGGCCAAAGGATTTTTGTCTATCCTGTTATGATGGTTAACTAAGTTGAATTTCTATCCCCACCACATTAGCGACTTTAACAACGCCACACGACATTTAACACGTGTTGAACGGAGCGTGTACAGAGATGCAATAGAACTCTACTACGACACCGAATCTGTTCTAACAGATGACGTTGACCGCTTGCAGAGAAAGCTTTTATGCCGTTCTGATGAAGAAAAACAGGCATTAATTGACGTTTTAGACGAGTTTTTCGACTTGCACGACGACGGTTATTTTCACGAGCGATGCGACCATGAAATCTCCAAATACCGCGCAAACATTAGCGCGAAGGCTAAGGCTGGCATTGCAAGTGCTAAGGCTCGTAAGCAGAAAGCAGTAGACCGTAAACATAATTCAACACGTGTTAAATCTAGTTCAACAGCCGTACATAACCAAGAACCAATAACCAATAACCAAGAAGAGAGTAGGGAAAAGCGAAAAAGCCGCTTTATCCCACCCTCGCTCGATGATGTGAAGGCTTATTGTCTTGAACGTAATAACAAAATAGACGCAGAGACTTTTCTCAATTTCTATGAGTCTAGCGAATGGATGCGAGGCAAGACAAAAATAAAAGACTGGAAGTCTTGCGTTAGAACGTGGGAAAGCCGAGAAAGCAAAAACCAAGACATTAGCAAACTCAGCGATGACCAGCTCATAGCTCAGGCTGAGAAGCTAGGCATACACACTGAAGGTATGTATCGCAATAACTTGATTTCAGCGATTGAGGCGAAGCAATGATTGAGAATCAACCACCACAAAGCGAAGAGGCAGAGCAATCCGTTTTGGGTGCGATGTTGATAGAGCCTCGCTGTATTGATGACGTTGCCGATATTTTGCTAGATGGTGATTTCTACCGAAAGGAACACCGCGAGATTTACAAGACAATTATCGACTTGAGCGCGGAAGGTTCAGCCGTTGATGTGGTGACAGTTTCGGATGTTGTCGGAGATTTGGCTTATCTCAGTTCGTTGGCTAAGAACACGCCATCGACTCATAACGCGAAGTCATACGCCAGGATTGTACGCAAAAACGCAAAGCTAAGATCAATCATTGAGATATGCGGTGATGCGATAGGCGAGGCGTTTGGTGATAACTCACCGGACTACGTTGCAAACAATCTTGGCAACAAGCTAGACGCTATTGAATCAGTGAATGACAACACAGCGCAGGGAATGAAGGAAATAGCGCGGTTGGCTGTGAATGAGTTAGAGCATAGACACCAAGCGAAAACCGACTTAATCGGATTCTCTACAGGTTTGGCGGATGTTGACAGGGCTACAGGCGGATTAACAGGCGGTTCACTGGTTGTTATCGGCGGCAGACCTGCAATGGGTAAGACTTGCTTTGCTCTAAACATCGTAGACCGAAAATTGGCTGATGGTGGTATCGGAATCATGTTCAGCATGGAAATGGGCAAGACCGAAGTTTTTAATCGGCAGTGGGCGGCTAAGTCTGGAATCAGCCTCAAGAAAATACGCCAGCCCAAAACTCTAGCAGATGACGAGTGGCATAGATTAACGCCAGCTAGTTCGATTCTAGCCGATTACAAGCTATTGATTGATGACCAAAGCGGGTTACACCTTAACCAAATTAGATCAAGGGCTAGAGCCTACAAGCGCAAACAAGGATTCTTGGATTTCATCATTGTTGATTACCTAACGCTAATGAATTTAGGCGAAGGCGACAACCGAGTGAATCAGATAGGCGAAGTGACGAAAGGGCTTAAAAACCTAGCGCGTGATTTAGATATTACAGTGATTCTACTTTCACAGCTCAATCGAAGTTTAGAGAGCAGACCTAACAAACGACCTGTTATGTCAGACCTTCGAGATTCAGGCGCAATCGAGCAAGACGCTGACGTAATCGCATTTTTATACAGGGATGAAGAATACAAACCAGACACTGAGCAAAAAGGAATTGCAGAGGTGAATTTTGCCAAACAACGCAATGAGGCTACGGCTGTAGTTCGTTTGGTTTTCAAGGGTGAGCTGCAAAGATTTAGTGATATGGCTTACCCGCAACTTAACGGAGGTCAGTAATGTTAGTAACAACGAGACAAGCTAGAAACACACTAATAGCCAAAGGCTTTAATCCAAAGCTGGTTAATTGTTTGAACGGTGAGCTTTTAGAGGTAAACCTAAGCAATTTTGTCCTTTTGTACGACCCAATGAATAAGCGGTGGCGCAAGCGTAACGAGCCTTCACTTTGGGTTAAGTGCAAGACAGTTCCAGGCTTTCTTAATCAAGCCAAGAAGTTTTTGGTTAAAAAGAAAAAGGTGAGAGCTAAGAGAATTATTAAGCCAACAGAAAGCCAGCAGGCATACATGGACAGCCTTTGCAGTCAATTAAACATTGATTATGTCAAGTGTAATACAAAGTCTGAGGCCATAGCTGTAATTGACGAGCTTGTTAAGCGTAAGAAAAACAAGGCAGAGATTAGATCAATCGACTCAAACCCAAACGCACCAAGAAAATACAAAACGCTAACGCTGCCTTTTAATAAACATGAGTTTAATCGTCTTGATGAGTCTGTGGCTGCATCTGGTGTTAGTAAAAACGAGTTTATTCGTAACGCTATCCGAGAGGCTGAATTGAAGATGCAGGTAAAGCTAGAAAACAGTAATCCATACGACATTAACGAGGCTAGGACACAGTTAATTGATGGAAGTGTAAAGCCCTTTAAGACAATCGGCTTACAGTTCAACCGTTACGAATGGTGGGAGCTAGAGCAAGCTGTAAAGAAGTCTAAACGCACGACTAATTCAATAATCCGAGAGGGTTTAATTAAGGAGGTCGAGGCGGTTAGTGTTGATGATTTACGCCAGCAAGAAAAGGCGCGGGGAGGTCAGTAATGATTAGAACAAAAGTAAACCAAGAAGGCAAAGAGACGGGGCTGCGTAAATATATGAGCAGATCCCAACGAGAAAAACTTGGAAGCCTGCCCACAACACATCTTAACTGCAAGGAAAAGACGGGTGTATCCAGACCAGGAAAAACTGCGAGAGATAGAGCTAAATTAAAGCACACCATCAATTAGGAGGTCAGTAATGTTCACATTTATTCACAGTTCAAAATTATTGAACACACCAAGCCTGAACGACATAGTGGGCCAGTTTTTAACCGGCGAGCCTGATTTCAGAAATAGCGATGGTACTAAGCGAATGGAGAAGGCAGGCAAGCAAACCATTGATATTCCATCAGGAGTAATTGAGCGCATAGCTATCGGATATAAACGCGCACATGGTCGCAGTCAGTCATACGCGCAAGAGCAAGCCGACAAGCTAACGGCGCAAGGCACGAAGATTTCGCAGGGGACGTTACTTAAGCGCATTCACGATTTCAATCGAGGCAAGACTTACCGGAGTTTGTTATGAGCGGCATATTAATTATTTTATGGATAGTCTGCGCTTTATTCGTGGTCTATCAGGTATCGGCTGGGTTTGGCTGTAAGTGGGTCGATCAGTTGGAATTTAGGATTAAGCAGATTTTCGGAGGTTGGAAATGATTGGACTAAGTATTTTTTGCGTATGGCTTTGTGCGATTTACTTCGCGTCTGAAGTTGGAGCGTTTGATTTATGAAACATCACAGAGCAAAAGCGCCATTTGAATCCGTACTTAATGCGCGGCGGTGGTACGACAATTCATGCTTAGGTTATACGGAATTAACAAGGCTGATTAACGAATTGAGCGAGCCTAAGCTAATAAACCAGGAATGGGATAAGCCTAGGCCAGAGATTGTTAAGCGTTCGACTATGGTTGGATGGATAAACGAGTTGAGGGTGAGCGCATGAACCGCGAAGAAACGATATTGACGAATTGTTAGGAGCAGAAGATGACTGAGCAACAAACAAGACTAAGTGAGCTAACAGGCGAGATGAACGAGATAATGCGAAACATCGGACACTGTACAGCAAGGAAAGCGCACGTACAGGCTGAGATAGACGCAATCGAGAAGGCTATGCAAGAGGCGCACAAGCTAACAGACGAGCAAAGGGCAATCCGCGACCATCAAGGCGGCTGCGTGGAGTGTGGCGATGATTGATCTAACTTTCATCATAATTCTAGGCATGGCGGGGACAATGGCTTTGCACGTGGCGTTTAGCTTTCTTCGCCATAACGCAGACTTGACCGGATTAATCGGCGCGGTGTTTGGGCTGATATGCGCCGCAAGCACGATCTATTGCGCCTGGTTGATTTATGGGGGTGGGGCGTGAGTCAAATTCACGAGATAGCAAGCGAGGCTTTAACCTACTTGGCTGAGACAGACGAAGATTGCGCTAAGGCTAAAGCGCACATGAAAGGGCTAGAGTACAAGATTAAACGAGTATTAGCACAGCAGACTTTACAGGCTACGGCTAAGACAGCAGGGGAGCGAAAGTGTGTAGCAGAGGCGAGCGAGGCATATCAAGCAATAACTGAGGGCTACGAGTCGGCGGTATTGGATTATGAATTATTAGCGACAAAACGAGCAACACAATTAGCGCGGTTTGAATGGGCCAGAAGCATGAACGCGAACAAGCGTCAGGGCGGGGGTAATCTGTGAGCAAGATAAACCTGCTCGATTTATTTAGCGGAATAGGTGGTTTTGCTCAAGGATTAACACAAGCGAGTTTTGAGATTGAAAACCACTATTTTAGCGAGATAGAAAAACACCCAATAGCGATTTACAGAAACAAATTCAAAGAGGCTCAATATGCAGGATCAGTTACCGATGTTCGAGGCGACCGATTGCCAAAAATTAACGCTATCACCTTTGGATCACCTTGCCAGGATTTTAGCTTGGCTGGAAAGCGTGAAGGAATTGAAGGGGAGCGCAGCAGTCTTGTGCGGGAAGCAATACGGCTCATTGATGAGTGCAGACCAGACTTTTTTATCTGGGAAAATGTTAAAGGAGTGTTCAGCTCAAACGATGGCGCAGACTTTTGGGCAGTTATCCAAGCCCTTGCCGACATTGGGGGTTATAGACTTGAATGGCAATTGCTTAATACGGCATGGTTTTTACCCCAAAACAGGGAGAGAGTCTACCTTGTCGGATGTCTTGGAGCAGGAAGTGGACGAGCGGTATTTCCTATCACAGAAGGCTTTAACGACGCTACACAAGCACGACAACAACCCGTCAATGGGGTATCGGTCAACTGTATTGACGCAAACTACGCAAAAGGCCCGGACGGAAAGCGAACAATGATTCGCACAATTAACGGTGGCGACACTTGCCGGACAATACGATCAGGCGGAAGACAAATGCGAGTCGCAGCGCAAATAGGGCGCAACCCAGAAAGGCCCAGCGACAGAACAAAAGGCGCACCGATGCGGCAAGCCTTAGAGATTAACCACAACGGCACGACAAACACATTAACTAGCGTGGCTAAGGATAATTATGTGGTCGGCACTATGCGTAAATACAAAGATGGTGAGGGCTTTAGGGCAGTTTCTGGCGACCATTCACCAACAATTAACGCAAGGTCAAGACAGGATGGGGATATGCAGCCTTGTATTAAGTATGTGGTTGAGCCATATATTGAAAATGAAAATCTAAGCGGTCAAAGATTCAGAAACAGCTACGCAGGGACTCTGCGCGCCAACGCCAGCCATAATTACCAAACAGTAAACTCAATCCGCAGATTAACAGAGGTCGAATGCGAACGGCTACAGGGCTTTAGCGATGGATGGACAGAGTACGGAGACTATGAGGGCGTAATTAAGAAAGTGCCAGCCACAGCGCGGTACAAGGCGTTAGGTAATGCCGTTACAGTTGATGTGGTCCAGGCAGTAGGTGAGGCGATTCTGGAGGCTACAGCATGACCATACGCTGCAAAGTCTGCAACCAGCCTAATCGCGACCAGCTACAGAAAACCTGTAGTTACAAGTGCCGAGGCATATACCTACAAAGACCTGACGGAATCGCCGACGTTGCAAAGGCATTGAGCAAGGTTAGAGCAGAGCGTAAGCTTAAAAACAGGCAGAAAGCGAAGGGATTGCAGCACTACCTCAAACTAACACAAACAGTGTTCAATCGGTACATCAGAGAGCGCGACAAGGGGCTGGGCTGTATCTCTTGCGGCTCACATGCTCACATGATGGGCGGTTCAGGTTTGGGCGGTGTATGGGATGCCGGTCATTTTCGTTCAGTTGGATCAGCGCCAGAATTACGCTTTGAGCCTAAAAATGTGAACGGACAGTGCCGAAGTTGCAACGGCTTCAAGGGCGGGATGCCCAAAGAGTACGCGCAGGGGATAGTAAAGCGATTCGGTCAGGAGCGGCTAGATTGGCTAGAAGGGCCACACGAAGCGAAACATTACACGATTGATGATTTAGAGCATCTTAGAAAGCATTACGCACGACTAACGAGAGAGCTAGAGCAATGAAACCAGATTACATTTCACCAGATGGTCGCATTAAGCTATACAACGCTGATTGCATGGATTACATGGCAACGCTTGAGCCTAATGCGTTTGATCTTGCGGTTGTTGATCCGCCTTATGGGATTGATTGGGGAGGGCAAACAAAAAGTGTTAATACTGGTAAAAACTGGATTCAGCACGAATACAAAGAATGGGACTCTGCACCACCAAGCGGTGAGTATTTCGCAGAAATGAGTATGGTGAGTAAAAATCAAATAATATGGGGCGCAAATTATTTTCAAGGAAACGCTCCATCTCCTTGCTGGTTGATATGGGATAAAAAACAAGAGTTTAGCGGCGCAACTTTTGAGATGGCATGGACTAGTTTTAAAAGCCCAGCAAAGGCTTTCAGAATGGCAAGGTGTGAGGCTTATGTTGGTGTTAGTAAAATACACCCCACTCAAAAACCAGTAAAGCTCTACGATTGGATATACAAAAACTACGCTAAGGAGGGCGACCGTATTCTAGACACTCACCTCGGCTCAGGCAGCAGCGCAATAGCGGCTCATTACGCGGGGTTGGAGTTCGTCGGTATTGAGTTAGATGAAGATTACTTTAAGGCAGCAGTTAATCGTTTTGAGAAAGAAACGGCGCAAGCGGATATGTTCGGGAAGGGCGCGGCATGAGCGCACAAACCAAGCACGAGTTAGAGCCTGTGATAGTACGGTCAAGAGGCCAAAGGTTATCCAAGAGGGCAGACGCAACGCTTAAGGCTTGGGCTAGGCAATACAGGCGGTCGGACTTGCTAGAGATTAAGAAGCTAACAGGCTCACCGCATGGCGCACCGTCCAAGCGTATCGGGTTTAGTTTTGCGGAGGATGACGGTAATAGAATCACAGGCGTTATTGCATCTCTAACACCGTTTAACTATCAATTCATAGTTAGGCACTACCTAAACCGAATGGAAGCAATGAGCGTCTTGTATGACAAGATGAGACAGAACGACAGCGAGACAGACCGGCACTACAAAGCCAGAATAATGGCTAAATACGTAGAGTCTTGTGGTGTATGTCGCCGGACGTACGACAGGCAATTAGCAGACGCTCAGAACGAATTTATAGCGCGGGGCGGGATATAATAAAAAACTTGCAATTAATCGTAAATAATGCTTGCACTGTATGTCCATTCAGTGTATAAAGGGTGCGAGGGTTGATTAATGCGCCCACAGAACACAGTCGAAACGCCTATTAACAATGCGCAAACTTTTCGGCTATTGCAAAAACCTTAGTCTGCTGGGCGTTCCTGGTGGTTAAATTGCGATCTAAGGGAATCTGAAACTAGACATAATCTAGTAATTAGGATTCACCCGGCCTCACTCATTAACTTGGGTGGGGCTTTTTTATTGCATATTCGAATACGGAATTGGCCGATAATGCTTACGGCTCAGCCCTTTATATATAAGGGTTTAGGGGATGTTCCCGAAACAGACTTCGGGGACAATAGAATTTTATTCCATATCGGGATACAGGATAAGCCGTTTTGCATAAAAATACTTATGCCTTAAGGCGAAATAATAAACCCGCCACAACATCACATTACAGGGGTCTAACACAGACTGCCACTTTAGAGTTTGGGCGGGTAATTTACACGGGAAGTTGATGATTAATGTATCGGTAAGGGGCGATGTAAAGGAAGTAAAGAAGAAGCTCACACTAACGCAGCGCAAGCAGATACCTTTCGCTTTATCTAATGCGATCAATGAGGTTTCATTCCAGGCGCAGAGAGCAGAGAAGAACGCATTGAGGCGATACATCGACAGACCAAACCCGTATACGGTAAGCGGCATACAAGTATGGAAGTCAGGATATAAAAAGGGCGGCAAGAATTACCTCAACTCTTCAATAGTCATACCAGACAGTAGAGCGTACATGAAGAACCCTATTGAGGGTGGAGTCAGTAAAAGACGGTCAGGACACTCGATACCGATTAACAAATCATTAGAGAACAAGTACGGCTCACTGCCAAGGAACAAGGCTAAGACGCTAACTAAGAAGAAAGGACACTTCAAAGCTACCATTAACGGTAGGGCTGGAGTATGGAAGCGAGACAAGAACGGCTTATCGTTAGAGATATTATTCAAGGACACTATTACAACACGCAAGTCATACCCAGTATGGACAGCAGCGCAAAGGGTGGTAGAGAAGAAGTTTAAGCATGTACTCGATGACAAGTTAGCGTATGCGCTTAAAACAGCTCGTTGAAATACCCAACAAGAAAAGCGCTGTTTGTTGATGTAGATGGAACGCTAGTAATAAACGGCAAGGCTAACGTGGAGCTAGTCGAGGCGATAAGA